AATGGAACAACTTCGGGCATATTAGTTAATCGAGTTCAGTGCTTGGATTTGAGCAAGGAGAGACTCAAAACTTTTTTGGGTCTCTTCTGAGAGATCTGAGAATTCAGCCGTAAGGTCATTGACCGATGTTGCGTCCATAATTAGTTCTGGATTAAGGCCTAAAAGTAAAGATAATGTATATATAGACTTCTCTAGATATGCAACTGCTTTTGCTTTAATTGCATTTTTTTCAGTGTTAGTGAGGGTCATTTTTTTTCCTTATTATGATAATTCTGATATTTTAGAGTATACGGTTTCAAGCTTATCTAAAGTATTTTGGATATCTTGCTTAGCTCTAAATTCTCCATCTTCTTCCTCTGAGGAAGTAGGGTCAAATGAAAAGTCATTAAGATTATAGGTTTCAGGATCATGTCCCAATAGGGTCAGTCTTTTATATAGATGAATCAAAAGATCCTTCTTCGCTGCGTTGAGCGCGGCTAACTTTTCTTCGTTTGATACAGACAAAAACGGCATTTTTCCTCACTTAATATAAAGAATGTATAAATATATAGTAACTATTCTAATGGGCTATTTAACTTTAAAAGCCCTGAATTTGCTGGACCTATTCTTTCCCCTTTTTCATTAAGGCCAGTTTTTATTCCCTTCATCCACGTCCATGGTTCTTCTTTATTTCTCTTCATCTTTGCGTCACCGTATGCTTGACGCGCAACCATCAAAGAAGGTTTATCCCAAAGGTTGTCTACTTTAAATTCAACAGATTCGAGTAAATCACTTTTAAATATATTAAAAAACATGAATGGCATTCCAGCTGGAAAAGTAATTGGTTCGCCTACTTTTTGTATTATCCAATTCATTTGAAATTCATCTGGCCACCAACTTGAAGGTATGACAGCAGATAATGGAGAAGCTCCTTCAATAAAATAATTAGGTGAACCACTTATCCATGTCTCGTAACCATCTTCGGTTCCAAAAGCCCATCCTACTGAAAACGAAACCATTCCAACTATTCCACCATAAGCCAACTGTCTGCCCTTATACTCTCCACCACTTATTATAGTTGGCACTGAATTCCCACCATCCCACTGAACCACTACATCTTGTGGCAAGATCAGTTCCCAGCCATGGACATTAGCTGTAGTTACAGGTAGGCATTGGTACGCATGCTTTTTATATGTATTGTCCATCCAATCTCTTTTGACTCTGGACTGAACAATTTGAGGTGGATTTTGATGGGTTTTAGTTAAAGTTACTTTTGTCATAAATCAGATTTGCTCATCCAATAATATTTCAATTGCTTTTTTAATATTTGCTAAAGCTTGTTCTGAACTTGTTTTTCTTTCTCCGGCATTGAAAGCTAGATCTAGTAGGTCAGAATTACAGAAACGAATCATTTTTGTTCCGTCTCTACTTATTATTATTTTTTCAAAATTACCTTGAATTGGATCTTGGTTATGTTGAATCATTTTGTAAAACTCATGTTGCTCTATGCCAGCTTTTGGTTCTGGAGCAATTCCTGTTAGTTCGCTGAATGGCAAATCTGTTTTATATAATTTCTTCATATGCTCATACATATGTTCTGGACTTGCATTTGAATCTTTAAAGTCTCCATATGCGTCATCACAAAAGTCTGTGCTTGGTACAGCTATAACTTCAAAGCCAAGATCCTTATATTCATCGTGCAATTTTTGAATAGGTATATATTGTGCAGAATTGGCACATTCTCCAGTAACATTGACAATCATTGTTACTTTACCTTTATTCTTAGCCATAATGTCTTCACTGCCATCCAAAGACTTTAGCGAGATGTCATATGCTGACTTTTCAAGTAATTGAAAAAATGGTGTTTCATTTCTATCGGACATATTTTTTCCTATTTATGATTTTTATCATTATAGTCAAACATAGTAACTGCTGAATATTTTGTTCCATTGGTAACAGGAAGTGCTGCGTGAGAATAAATATACGTTGACGGGAACAATACTATGTCTCCAGCTTTAGGTTTCAAATTTATTCCTAAAAATGGGAAATATAATTCTCCACCATCATAGTCATCATTTAGATACATAACGGAAGATACCGTACAGGTGTATGAAAAACCGTGGTCGCTGTGCACATCAAAATGCTGGCCTTCTCCATATCTAACAAAATTGATTGCTTCCATGTATTCCATTTTCATATTATACATAGATTCATAATGCTCTATACAGATTCTTAAATTTGATTCAACGTCTTCATAGCAATTCTTAATATCCTCAACTTCTGGAGTTAAATATTGCCAGTGGTTTGGATGCATTTTTAGGTCTACACAATCTCTATACTCTGGCATCTTTTCATTATAGCCAACAAGTGCTTCTGACCATTTGAATAGATTATTAGTACTTTTTGCTAAAGCTGCTTCTAATCTTTCTGGAATATTTAATTTTCTTGGTATTGCATCTCTGTATAAGTAGATGCCAAATTTAGCATTGTCTTCCGGATTGGTGCATGAACCTACATGAAAAAATTCCATTTTTTTCTCCAGTTAAAATTGTTTAATGATATACTATATCATACCCGGTGTTGCAAAGCAAGGATGTGCAAGATGGAAAGATCTTTAATCAAACCAGGACATTTTGGTAATTCAAAAGAAAATATTATTATTAAAGATAATTTTATTGAAATAGAAGATTTAAAGATCATACAAAAATTTCTTCCTACAATAAATGAATGGATGGACGCCGGAGAAAATACATATGCTGAAGATGGAACGTGCACTTATGATGCATCTTACTGGCAGAATAGACAATGTAGTTTTGATATCCTATCTAGGATTAATTTAGATGTTTATAACTTGATAGATAAATATATTTTAAAAATGAAATATCTTTTAGAAGATACTTTTAAAGTTAAAGTATCTGTTAGACCTCCAGTTATTATTAGATGGTTTCCTGGACTAGAGCAGCAACCTCATGCTGACAAGCAGTTAAATGACGGTTCTCCAAATCCATTTCCAACTTATGATTTAAATTCATTAATATATTATAATGATGATTTTGAGGGTGGAGAATTATACTATCCACAACATGACATACAGGTAAAGCCAAAGCCTGGCTTAGCTGTAGCACACCCTGGCGATATAAATTACCTTCATGGAGTTAAAAAGGTAACAAGCGGAGAAAGATTTACTACTCCATCTTTTTATACTATTACAGATTTATTATAGTAAATTTTTTCCAGGTTTTTCTTGGAACAGATGTCTAAGTTGTTTTGCATCAGCTACAAATAATGGTGTTGTTGCCAATAGATAAAGTATTCCCCAAATACTATATTGCCAATTAAATACTAAATATATCAAATAGCCAACCATTGTAAATAGGTAATCGTATTTAGCTATTCCAAGAAGCCAGTCAACATTATAATATGGCTTGAGTGCAAAATATAGGTTAACTGGGAAAGTAGCAGTAACTATAAACAAAAAGAATAGTGCTAATTGACCTATATTGCTTTTATTAAAATCTACACACATTGCAACAAGTACTAAAAATATTATTGAATAGTGATGCTGTATAACTGACTTAGTTAAGTACTTTTTGACTTTTATAAGACAAAGCAAATCGACTGCCATATAGGCCATAGCTATTGACCTTATTGCAATATTAGGATAATGGCCATCTAATATATCGGTTAAATAATAATAAGCTAACGTAATAAATGTTACAAAGCAGCTTAGTGATTTAATTAAGTTAGAACAGCTAAATGGTTCTTTTGGATGGATTTCTCCATTAGTTCTAAATATAGATAGAACTTTTTGATTTGAATATATTGAGTTAACTAATATACAAGTAAGAAAAAAATAAATTACTGGGATAATATTAGATGCTATAAATGGATTTATAAACATTTAAAGACTCTATTTATTTTGATTCTTTTTTAATTCCTTGACTTCAGATGATAGCTCTTGAATAGCTTTAACCATTACTGGAATTAATCTGTGATAAGCAGCATATATTGTTTCTTCGTCTCTGCGATCAGTCAAACCAAATACTTCATGTGCATTAAACATGTCTTCTACTTTGGCCAACTCTTGAGCTATGAAACCAATATCTTTTTTACCTTGGTTATCTCCGTCTCTTTCGTTCCATTCAAATGCAACAGGGCGTAGTTCTTCAACTACATTGAGACCAAACTCAAGATCTTCAATTTCAACTTTGTCTCTTACGTCAGACTTAAAAGCTGGTGGGAAGAATGGTGGGAAGAACGGAGGAAAGAAAGGTGGGAAAAACGGTGGGAAATATGGTGGGAAATATGGTGGGAAGTAAGGTGGGAAATATGGTGGGAAGAATGGACTATTGATAGTATAGTTAATAGCAGTTCCTAATGGCTGAACTGATGTATCAGTTACTGCTATAGCTACTTTGTTTAAATCAGCGGCTACTGCTGTGTTTTGAGTCGAAACAGTTCCAACGACAAAGCCAGCACTTGTTATAGTGGTATTTGCGGTAGCTTGAGCTGTACCAGCTGCAATAGAGGGTTTTGCTGCTTTTCTTTTAGAACTTGTTCCTCCGTCTGGAACCTGATTATTTCCAACCATATTATGCGCTCAAGTCTCCTAGTGCAACCCATGTGTTTGCAGCTCGTTTAATAAGTGTAGCAGAAGACCATTGCGCACGCAACTTGAGACCAGGAGTAGAGTTTACGGTAACTCCCGAGTTGCCAGCAATTGTTACTTGACCAGTTCCTGTTTGAAGGATAGTGATTTGTGCTCCAGTAGGATAAGCTACGGTGTTATCTGCTGGCACTGTTAAAGTAATTGCTGAAGCGTTAGCCATTTCAACCAACTTATCTTTGTCTGCTAATACTAAAGTATAAGCTGTACCTGTCTGAGCGTTGGTGACAACGTTGGTTACAATTCTTTGATATGTTGTTCCGTCATTAGTAAATTCCCACCAATCTTCGGTCTCATTCCAACGCAGAGC